GGTTGACTGGGATCCGCACGCCCCACTCGGCGGCGCCCATCAACTCACCGCCCGTGACGCCCGCGACACCCTCCCGCTGCGCCCGTCCTACAGTCGTTCGATCCAGAACTGGGAAGGGCTGTGCCTGCGCGAAGAGCACACGGTGAATGTGCTGCGGGGCATGTATCCGACCAAGGCGCACCTGTTCAAGCCGAGTTCGGAGACCTCGCTCGGCACGATCATCGGCCGGTTCCGCACAGGACTCTCGCGCCTGCTCTCGCCCGCTGACCCACTCGATCAGATCAGCTCGGGCAGCGCCACCACCGCGCGCCGTCGCAATCGGGGCACCCTGATCCTCTACAGGGCGTACTTCCACGATCGCACGCGCAACCTCACGACCAAGCCGATCACGATGGGCACGCCTGGCGCGAACTGGTGCTATGTGGTGCAGCCGACCGAACCTCTGTACCCCCGCGGACGTCTGGTGGTCTCGACCGACGATGCCATCGTCTACGACGGCCCGAACACGTACTGGCACGGCCTGTACCCGGTGTGCCGCTTGCGGCTCTGGTCCGTCCCGTGGCAGTTCTTGGGTGTACCGCTCTTCAACGACGTCCTCCCGATCCAGGACGGCATCAACGACACGATGCACGACATCCGTCTCGGCATCCGCCAGTGGGTTGACCCCGACATCACCTACAACCGGAACGCGGTCTCCGAATCGACCATGCGCCTGATGGACCCACGCCGCCCCGGCAAGCGCGTCAAAGTCATGCCGGGCTTCGGCGAGCCCTGGAAGAAGGAGGAAGGGCCGAACCCGCAGATCCTCTCGATGGCCATCGATCTGTGGGAGAAGCTGACCCAGAAGTTCTCCGACCTGGCAGGCACGGCAAACCTCTCAGCCCTCCTGCAACTTCGTCAGCTCCCCTCGGCCGACACCATCCAGAAGTACTACGAGGCCCTGACCCCCGAGATCCGCTCTGAAGCGCGCGCGGTGGAAGCCTTCCTGCGCGATCTCTCGGAGATGGTCAAGGTCAACTACTTCCAGTTCCTCTCGACCGCCAAGCGGGTGCAGGTCCTCGGCGGCGGTGGTGTCACCCTCAACGACTTCGACTTCGACCCCGGGCAGATGGTCCCCGCGCTCCACCCCGGCCAGCCCGGCTACACGCCCGAACTGGACGCCGACACCACGACTCGTGACCAGCGCGCACAGTTCTTCCACAAGCAGTTCATCTTTGTGGTGGCGCCGAACTCCGTCCTCGCCATCGACGCGACCGAGCGCAAGATGATGCGGGTACAGTTGGCGAGGCAGGGGTACTACGACTTCTGGTCGCTGCACGAAACCCTGGAGACTCCGAACGTCGGCGCGCCGCCCGCCATTCCCTTGCCACCACTCGAGCCACCCGGGCCTGAGATCATGCAGGGCCTCCTCATGCAACTGACCCAGCCAGGCGTCGCCCAAGGGATGCTCGCGGGCATGGCGCCGCCACAGTTCACCGATCCGGCGACCAAACGGACCTTCACCCTCAACACGCAGAGCGGACAGCTCCTCGAGATCCGCATCCCGACGACCGTGACCGAGCGACTCGCGGCGCAGGCCCTGCTCGGCATCGGTCAGACCGTCTCGCCGGTTGGACGGAAGGCGTCAGGTGGCGCCCCACCGCAGCAAGAGACGAAAAATGACGAGGCTGGCGGACGGAGCACGATCACGGAGTCCGACAAATGAGGCTGGGGGAGGATTGACAACCCACAGCAGGTAGCGGATGCTCTGAGGAACTTTGGAGGTGCCGTATGCCGTGTGGAAGTCTCGGTAAGGGTGGCAAGGGTGGCAAGGGCGGCTCGAGCAAGACGATGGGCGGTCCGCGCTCGCCCTCAAAGGGACGCTGACACGTGAGGAAACACTGATGGCGCGGGCGCGTCGCTCTTTCGTACAGGCCCCGCATGAGCCTCCTGGGATTCGCAAGGGCGTACTGCCTGGTAAGGGCTCGCGGCGTACACAGAAGAAGGCCGCGCCGATCCAACGTACCCTGATGAGTAGGAGTCGCTGATGCCGCTTCCGCCTTCGATTGGCAATTCGCCCCTCGACGCGCCGCCGCCCTCCCCGACCCCGATGGGCGGGCAGAGCGACACGCCCTTCTCCGCCCGCGGGCTGACCCCGCAGGTTTCCACCGACCAGATCCCGCCCGAGATGCTGCAGGGCATCATGTCGATCCTGCAGACCACCTCCGCCGCTCTCGACAGCGTGGCGCAGGCGGTGCCCGACAAGGGCGCCCAGGTTGGGCTGATCAAGGAACTGCTCCAGCGCCTCATGGCCGAGATCACTCAGGCCGGTGCTGGTCCGCTCTCTCCCACCGCTCCGGGACCGGCGTTCCCAGGCGGGGGCATCGATCGTGGAATCGCCGGACCAGGATCCATCTAAGGATCCACCGAGAGGGGTAACTCCTCCCCGGCCTGGCAATTCCGCCAGAGGGGAGAAGCGAGCCGGCCTCGGAGAAGGACAGTCACATGGGCGCATTTGAGTCAGGCCATGAGTTCCTCGCCGGCGTGATCGCCAAGCTCCCCGCGGAGCTGCAAGCACAGGCGAAGGAACTGTTCGGGAAGCCGGAGGCGAAGGACGCAGTCATCATCGTCGGCGACGGCGCGCTCGCCCGCCCGGACTACTCGAAGGCCATGAACGACCTCGCGACACAGAGGACCGAGCTGCAAGGCAAGCTCGACAACCTCACGAACTGGTACACCGAGAACAAGGCGGCACTCGAGGAGTATGTGGCGATCAAGCCCGAGTACGACACGCTGAAGGCGAAACCAGCCGACCCCAACAAGCCCGTTCCTCCCGCCGACCCGCGCAAGCTGGTCGAGGAGGTCGTCGGTGAGCAGGGTCGAGATTTCGTCCAGCTCAGCGCGTGGCTCGCGGGCAAAGCGGTCGAGCACTTCCACCTCTTCGGTGAGCCACTCAACGTGATGGAGCTGACCGCCGATCCCCGGCTCGGCAAGCCGGTCGCCGGACAGCCCGGTCGCGTGGTCAGCCTGCCGGACATCTACGCCGCCAAGCACGGCGACCGTGTCGCGGCCAAGGCGAAGGAAGCAAGCGAAAAGTCATTTAACGACGAGGTCGAGAAGCGTCTCGCTGCGAAGCAGGCGGCCCTGGCAGGCCAACCCTTCCCGCTCCGTGGCGATGCGTCTCCCTCGGTCCTCGACGTTCTCGCAACCAAGGATGGGCCCGCAGCGCACACGGTCGACACCGCAGTCGCCGAGTACGAGCGCCTCACACAGGCGCGGGGCTCAGCCACATAGGCTCTTGAGGAGCACGCTATGGCCATTCAGTTGGATGATGTCAACACCACCGTCACCAAGGAGATCCAGCCTGGTGTCGTGGACGGATACTTCCGGGCCGGGCCCTTCATCGCGATGGCGAAGGCTCGATTCACCCGGAAGTGGATCGGTCCACAGATCCAGGAAAACTTCATGTACAAGCCGATGAAGGGCGGGGCGTACAAGAAGGGGGCAGCGTTCAACGTGCTCCGGCACCAGACCCGCACGGGGCTCCTCTTCACCCCGCGCTACTACCAGGTCAACGTCACCGAGTTCCTCGAGGACCTCGAAGTCGAGATGGCCGGCCCGCGCGCCGCCTTCTCGGTGATCCGCACCGACATGCAACAGGCCGCCCTCACGATGTCAGCGATCCTCGAGATCGCGGCGTGGCATCATGGGCAGTCTCTCCCAGGCGACGATCGCTCGGCGGAGATCAACGGCCTCGAAGAGTCGATGAACGATGGCGTCAACGCCTCCTGGGCGGGCAACCTCTTCCCGTCCTACGGCGGACAGACGCGCGTCGACGTCGCGCCGGCGCTCACCCCGCCGACCGGCCTCATCGCCGCGCTCAACGCCAACGTCCTGTATCGGGTGCTCCGACACAGCTACTTCAGCTGCATCCTCGGCAACGAGGCGCCGACCGTCGGCATCACCACGAACCGGATGATGGGCTTCATCTCCGAGAACTTCCTGCCGCACCAGATCGTCGACACGACCCAGCCGGAGATCAACTGGCCGGGCCTGAAGTTCGACAAGGCGACGATCGTGATGTCGCAGTACATGCCCAGCCAGGACGGCGTGAACGACCCCGACCTGGGCAACTACCTCTCCACCGGCGAGACCTTCGCGTGGCTGAACTTCGGCCCGCAGGGTGACGACGCCTACATCCGGCTCTACATCGCGCAAAGCTCGAAGTTCGCCTTCGGGTTCACCGGCTTCAAGGGCGCGCGCGAGGACAACCAGGTCAGTGGACAAATCCTGTTCGCTGGCAACATGACACAGAAGGCCATCCGCCTCTCGCGGATCCTTCACGGGTTCACCGCGTAACGAGGAGACAGACCATGCCGAATCGTTGGGAAATGCCGCCGGTCTATCTCCAGTCCGGCGACCCTGAACAGGAGAGCACCCCCGTTCTGCACGCGCCGGGACTGCTCGGCGCACGCTTCACCGTCTACCAGCCGTCGTCTCGACAGCCACCGGGGGCGGAGGAGTATCGCAGCAAGCGGTACCAGATCATCAAGACCGACTCCACGATGGCGGTCGGTCCCTTCAAGGGCGCCGTCGGCTGGTGGGCTGATCAGGCCAATTACCTGGTCACGTGCACGAGTCCGGCCGTCGCCGTCACGCGCAACCGGCTCGCGGGCGTCTTCTGCCGCACCTGGGAGCACGCTGGCGACTACATGTGCGTCCAGATCCAGGGTCCGGGCCTGGTCAAGCTGATCGACGCGGCCACCAACGCCAACGTCGTGCCGGGCGCGTTCATCATCCCGTCGGCGACGAACGCCAAGGCGGACGTCGTGGCCACGGCAACCGCACCGACCCAGACGCCACTCGGGCAAGTGAGTCAGCCGCTCACGTTCAACAGCGCCGCGCGCGAGGTTGTCGTGGATCTGGCCATCCCAGAGACCACGTAGAGGAGTTGACCGATGCCAATTGATCGTTCGATCGGCAACTACCACGACGCGAGCAACGCCCGCATCCGCAAGATCGGGAAGATCACCGGGCCGACCGTCTATGCGGTGGGGGGCGAGGCGCTTGCTCCCACCGCGATCGGCCTGGGGCAGCTCGAGGCCTTCCTGGCGGGGGCGGCGACCAATCTGGCCCACACGACGGTCTACATCCTGTGCTACGACTACGTGACCCAGCGGGTCATGTGGTGGAACATGGCCACAGGCGCGGAGGCCATCGCGGGGGCGGATCTGTCCGGCTACTCGGCACGCTTCGAGGCGATCGGGCATTAGGGATCGCTCCCGATGGCCGATGACTTCGGATACGCCTGGAGGACGGTGCGGCTGCACGTTCCGGCCGCACCGACCTTCCTTGTACGGGAGTGGGTCAACACGGCCTGGAAGGCCCTGGCTCGCTCTCGGCACTGGGGATTTCTGTACGGTGAGCTACGCCTGACCATCGCGGCGGCGCGTTCGCTGGCCTCGGTCGTGGTCGTCAACGGCTCGACCACGGTGACCTCCGCGGGGCTGTTCCTGGCCGCCGATGCGGGGCGACAGCTTCGCGGCACGACCTTCCCGGTCTACACCGTTCAGACCTTCACCAACATCAACCAGATCGAACTTGACACCCCGTATGGGGAGACAAGCTCGGCAGCCGCGGCGGTCACGATCTACGACGGCTACTTCACTGCGCCAGCCGACTTCGAGAGCTTCCGGCTCATCGCCGATCCCTACAACCAGCGCCGCTTGGCCTTCTGGATCTCGGCGGACCAGCTCAACATCCTCGACCCGATTCGACAGGCGTCCGACACCGGCCCGCGACTCTTGGCCCAGCGTCCGCCCTCGACCTACACCCCAACCGCCGGCCGCGCCCAGTACGAGTACTGGCCTCGTCCCACAGCCGCTCGATCGTACCCAGCCTTCTACAACAAGCTGGGCGCGCGCATCGACGACACGACGATCTTCGGCGGGGTGCTGGCGGAGGGCGCAGAGGTCATCATCGACGGGGCGCTGTCCTACGCCGCGCTCTGGCCGGGCACGCCCGACAAGCCGAACCCGTACTTCAACGCTGGCCTCGCGCGCGAGAAGAAAATGGCCTTCCTGGAAGGCATCCAGAAGCTCTCGCTGCGCGACGACGATCAGCATCCTGACGATCTCGCCACGGTCCACTGGGAACGGTGGCCGCTGGCCGATCTCGCGTACAATGACCAAGCGCTACGGGCCACCGACGCCACAGTGGCCGATCTCTACTGAAGGAGTGAGTCTCATGGGTGACCTCAAAACCAACTGGACGGACCCCGGCACGCCAATCCCTGACCTCAGTGGGCAGGGGGTCATCAGCCGCGGCACCGATCCGAACATCGACACCAGTGGCAGCTCGGGGCTGCGCGCAGTCGCTTTCGACAAGGCGGTCGATCCCTCGATGGAGGGCGACGAGTCGCCGAACTCGGTCACCGGCCTGCCCCCGATCCCCAACCGGTTCGAGCCGG